ATAGGGTCCCATATTGGAGAAGAATGGGAAGATATAACAAAATTAGAGCCCATATATCTTAAATCTACAGCAGGAACGCTTATCTTTGGAACCACAGCACCCCAAATAGAGAATTGTAAAGTATCGAGTTGTAGAGACTTATTATCACGTCTAAACTTTTCATTTATAGGCTTTAGTGCTTCAGGCAATTTTAATACCATTAAAAACTTATCTGCGAGAGCTTTATTGAGAGGTGAAGATATATAATCTTGGTTATTTGGATTGATTGCCATAAATATATTTATTTGAAAAATATGGAGACGTTCTATGAAACATATAAATTCCTGCTTTTAGAGCTTTCATATGATGAAACTCTAAAGCGCATGGATGATTCCAAATTTATGAGATCGGTTACAGGTAAAGATTCGATTGAAGATATGTCTCCCCTTAAGAAGGCCTCCTACACGTCGCTTAAATCTACTATTATAAAAAGTGTGCCGGGCGATATTCCAGAGAAGGATAAAGCAAACGCATTAAACTGGATAATAACTCGGATTGTAAAGGATAATCCAGACTACCCTGAAAATCGCTCTTTTATTAGAAAACCTTCCGACTATTGGGGCCGGGAAGGCCGCGGCGCTGATATGTTAAAAAAACAACTCGAGATTTTTTACCAAATAAAGCAGCAAAAAATAGATAGATTACTTCCAAAAAAAGCAATTGAGCAATATGGTAGTTTTGAAGAATTTGTAAAATCTATAGAAGAGATAGCTCCGAGCTATAGAGAATATCTCGCACAAAAAACAGAAAAATCTACCAAAGGAGAAGGTCAGTTAAAGGTTTATGATAATAATACGTGGGAAATTTACCTCCCGCAAACCCAAGGAGCTGCTTGCGCTCTTGGCAAGGGCACTGATTGGTGTACCGCTGCCCCGGGCCTCGACTACTATCAAAACTACGCCGAACAAGACCAGCTTATTATTTTTATTAATAAAAATGACCCAGAAGAGAAATATCAGTTTCACTATAAATCCGGTCAGTTTATGGACAAAAATGATGTCGGGTTGAATGAAGATGCTAAATTTTACTATTTAAACTATATACTGTATAAGGCTGTAAAAAATACAGAATACGAAAAGTATTTAAGTAATGAGACTCTCGAGGAGATTGACCGATTCCGCGCGCATTCTGATATTATTGAGGTCGATAGTGATCATATATTTGTCACAAGCCGGGAAGAGGGCGAGAAAGGATTTGTAAAGTCTATAATAAACACAAACACTTTCATGGAGGAAAATCCCTATGGTCCTCTTATAAAGATTCGCTATTCTGATACCCCGTCATTTAAACGTAAAATGTATATATTACAAAACGCAGATATTAGACGCATGTATTGGATAACATACAGAGACAGTAAAATAGAGCAAATAGGTATTACAGATCAATACGGAGACAGCATCGATTACAGTAATGACGTAAATTACACTTTTTATAATTTAGCTTATTTTAATACCTTTAAAGATGTGCCAGAATCTGAAAGACCTGAAAAAGGGGATAAAAATTACTTTGCTAAGTTATCTACATTTATAAACGCAGAATCACAAGCGAAGATGGTTCCGCGAGAAGAGGTATATAAATACAAAAAATATACTGATTTCGGAATTGAGAGTATAAAGGATAGAGTGTAAATAAAAAAATATGGAAGATCAGTTCTACATGAACAACCCCAACCTTCCGAGGCGAGGGGCCAAGTTCGAGTATACTCCGGAGCAAATAGCCGCTCTTAAAAAAGCCAGTAAGAATATAGTATACTTTGCTGAAAACTTCTTCTTTATTATCGAGCCAGGGGAGGGAAGGCGTAAGATTAAACTACACGAGTGTCAAAAGAAGGCGTTGAGACTCTTTGAGGCTAATAGATTTACAATAACATGCGCGTCCAGACAGGTTGGTAAATCAACCCTAATGACTATATTTGCTCTATGGATTGCTTGCTTTAGGCAGGATCAGAGAATACTACTCGTTGCTAACAAAGAGGCTACTGCTATAGAAATATTTAGAAGAATCCGATTGGCGTATGAAGAGCTTCCAAACTGGCTAAAGCCTGCTGTAAAGGAATACGGTAAAACATCTGCCGAGTTTGAAAATGGTTCTCGAATAGGTATTACAACTACAACGAGTTCTGCTGGTCGAGGTAGTTCTTGCGATTTGCTAATCCTGGATGAGCTTGCGCACATCGAAGCTCACCTTATGAAGGAGTTCTGGGCCGCTGTTTACCCTATTATCTCTGCGTCTAAGAAGTCTAAAATCCTTATAGCATCAACACCTAACGGTACTGATAACTTATTCTATCAGTTATGGTCTGGAGCAGAGAAAGGAGAGAATGGATGGGCGCCATTGAGAATACATTGGTCAGAGATACCGGGTAGAGATGCTGAGTGGGCGAGAATAACTAAAGCGTCCCTTGAGAGCGAAGATTTATGGGCACAAGAGTTTGAACTTCAGTTTCACTCTGCGGGTCAATCTGCTATTAACTATGAACAGTTCGAGCAGTTTAAAATGCGTCTATGTGATCCAGATTTAGTTCTTGATGACGGGGCATATAAAGTCTATAAGTCTCCAGACCCTGAGCGGGTATATGTAGCGGGCATTGATATCGCAGAAGGTATCGGCCAGGATTTTTCCGTTATACAAGTTATTGATATTACAGATTTACAAAGTATTGAACAAGTAGCTGAGTATGCTGCTAACGATGTATCTCCTTATAACTTTATAACTAAAGTGAAAGAGGTTCTATCTCATTATGGCAATCCGCTCGCGCTTATAGAAAGAAATGGCCCTGGAGCTCAAATCATTGATAAACTCGTAAATGAAGAGCACTACGAAAATATAGTATCTTATGGAGCGGGAAAAGCAAATAGATCCAGAGAGCAACTCGGAATGATTTCGCATACTAACACCAAGTATCAAGCTATCACTAACATGAGATATTGGATGAATGATTTGGATTCATTGAGAATATACAGTAAGGATTGCTTAAGCGAGTTTAAGCATTTCGTTCGAAAGCCTAATAAGAGTTGGGCTGCTGAGTCTGGTCATCATGATGATAGAGTTATGTCCATGTCATGGGCTCTTATGATACTTCATAACGATATAGTTATCAAATACTTTGAAATAGTAGAGAGTGATTTGAATGGTAAGCCAAGAGTTATTAAGCCATTAGAATATGGCTTAAAGTATTTTTCCAACCCCAACTCGATATACACCTTATCAGACAAAAACAACGAGCATATTGGAATGCCCGTTGTTTTCAATGATAGTATCGAGGAAACTGATATGAGTGACCTCGAATCTATGGGTTGGTCGCTCCTTGGAGCTTAAATATATCCAAGCGTTCTAAGGCGCCTAATCTCTTCATAGCTATGATCGAAAGAGCTAGCAGTAAGGCCTCCTTGACGGGTAGTTTCTCCTCTAGCAGTAAGGGCGGTAAATAGGCAGACGCTTCTATCTTGAAGTATAATGCCCATCTGTTGATTATTGTAGGACCGATTGACGCGAAACTTTACACCGAGATCGGCGCTAAGCGTCACCATGGTTGCGTCAGCGAGAGTGTCAAGTTTATTATAAGCTATGCCGAGAACGTTTTTACCTTCGACTGTCCCAGCGCTGACAAAATCCACGTGAGTTGAAAGTTCGGTTAAAAGTAAATCCGGTTCCGGAAGAGTAACGTTGAGAGAGTTGTTTGTAAATGTTGCCATGCTATTATTTATGTTGTTTTTTTATTTTTTATTGGAAAATAGCGCAACTATCATAAATAAAAATATGAATCATAACGATATCGCAGGTATTTACAAAGCATTTCAAAGCACTTTTTTAACTGAGGCCAAAAAAGGGCCGGGAGATCAGAGTCTCCCGGGAGCAAAAGGCGGCAAGAAAAGCGCCAAAGGCGGCTTTACTGGTCTCGGCAAAAAAGAAAAGGGCCCTGATAAGGTAAAGGGGATTGAAAAACCTCAAGAAGAGCCCAAGCAGAAGGATAAAAGCGTTAAAAATGTAAAAAATGCTAAAAAAACCGTTAAAATGGCAAAAGAAAGCATAAATATGGGTATGAGAAATAACTTATTTGATAGGCTCTATGAAGAAGTAATGGATGATGATAACGCCGCTCTCGGTCTCGAGACCGGAGAAGACTTTGACGCGGAAGGCGCCGATATGGGCGACGAGGGCGACGAAGTTACTCTTACATTACCTCGCGATATTGCTCAACAACTTTATGATGCCCTCGAGGGAATGCTCGGCGGCGAAGAAGATATGGGAGAAGGCGAAGATATGGGAGAAGATGAGGCCATGAAGTCTCCCTTCCCTGAAGGCGTTGAGTTCCAGAAAGCCCCTGATGGCGTCTCTAAGCTTACTAATAGAGGTAGCCAAAAAGTCGGCAATCTTCCTACTAGTTCTGGCGGCGGTGATGGCAAATACACCGATGAAGTTGGCGAAGACGGAGATTACGGACACGCTCTCGTTAATCCTAAGAAAGGCCATGGCGGTAAATCCGATCACGGTAATATGAAAGTCAAAGCAAGACGCCCTGGCGCTCCTGGTTCCCACGCATTTGGTAACTAATATAAACACAAAAACCTAATAAAAGGTCGGGTTTAATAGACCCGGCCTTTTTTTATATTCCCTCCTAAATAATAGTGTGATGACTTTCTTAGAATACTTTGGCTCTAAACTCTCCACAGCTCAGAGAGAAATGTCTCCATTACACAACCCGTTTAATACCGCGGGCGATCTTCGTCGTGGAGAAGGTATATCAGATATCAAAGGCATAGCAAAAAGTAGACAGCACGACGCAAGCTGCCATCCGAAGGTAGAGCATTTAAGAACTGGTGTTAAGACTACGGAAATGCTTACCGATGCTGATGTAAAACAAATATGCTCAATGTACGGTATAACGGATTTAGATAGAGAGCATCCTAAAAAGTTATCTAATATGCCTATAACTATTAGGTTTGAACCCCAGCGTCAATGTTTTATTTTAATAAAAAATGAGTGATTCCTGCGGAAATTATTATCAACTGTCTCAAACCGGTGGTAGCTGCTTTTTTACGGGAGCTCAAAACGGCAATGATGATTGCACTACCAGGTTTTCAAATAAGGCTTGTAATCCGGACTCAGGAACTATTTCTGAAATAATAAAAGACGCTATTAATCTCTATGGAATACCGGTGCTTTATTATGTAAACACCACTACATTATCTGGAGCAGACGCTATATACGGTGAGCAGCCTCAAGCGGTATATCACACCCCCAAAACTATACTGATGTATATCGAGCTTGAAGAAGACGCTATACAGTTCTCCAGATTTGGATTGAGAGCAGATGATAATGTAACTGCTTATGTTCACATATCTTCTTTTGCCGACGCATTTGTTGGAGACTCTATACATAGATCAAAAGGCCAGTATATCGAACCTAAAGCAGATGACGTGTTTGAACTTGAAGAGTATGGCACTACAAGGCCGAATGGGCGCTCTGGTAAACAGTTTATTATAACAGAGCGTATGGAATCTGATATGGGCAAAATAAACCCATTAGGAGGTCATTATGTTTGGAGAATAAGAGCGAGACGATTTGAGTTCTCTTATCAGCCTGGTCTTTCTGCTGAGGGTGCAAATAATCTTATTTACGATAATGCCTTCTCTGGCAGACTTTCAGGAGGTGATACTCCCAAGACAGAAAATAAATCATACACATTTGATATTGACACTTATAGTAAAACAGATATCTTTGATATGGATGTAAATGATACTTCTCCCTACGGCGGATACGATTAGTAGTTGATTTTGTTTTAATAT